CATCGCGGGCGTGCTGGAAGCGCTCGCTCGCGCTGGGAAGTTGCCGAAGTAGCAGGAGGAACGAGATGGCGTACAAGACGCCCAAGGGCGCAAGCCTCGGGTACCGTCAGGCAGAGGTCCGGGCGGGAATGCACCACGACCCCCGGGCGAAGTCACCAGCAGACTTCCTCGCCAAGCACGTCAATAGGCAGGTGTCCTCGCGGCAGGCGGATATGAAGGCTGCCGTGAAGGGCGCCTTGGGCAAGGCTCGCGGTGGCGGGCGCCAGCGCAGGGACGCCCGAGGGCGCTTCGCGTGAGCCGTGGCTGTTGACTACCGCTCGTTCGTCCGGTCCCTCTCGCCCGGGGACCTCGCGGCGCTCTCCGCTCGCCTGACGCCTCGCCTCAACGAGTACATCCGCCAAATCCCGACGCCCCCACAGGCAGCCTTTCTGCTCACCGAGGAGTTGGAGGTGCTGTTCGGGGGCGCCGCTGGCCCGGGCAAGTCGAGCGGGCTGCTCATGGCCGCGCTGCAATACGTCGATCAGCCGGGCTACGCCGCGCTCCTGCTACGCAGGACGTTCAAGGATCTGTCCCTCCCCGGCGCCCTGATGGACCGTGCCTCCGAGTGGCTGCGCCCCACCGACGCCTCGTGGCATCCCACGGAGATGACGTGGAGTTTCCCGACCGGGGCGACCCTGACCTTCGGGCACCTGCAATGGGAGAGCGACAAGTACCAGTATCAATCGGCGGAGTTCCAGTTCGTCGGCTTTGACGAGTTGACGCAGTTCAGCGAGACGCAGTACGCCTACCTGTTCAGCCGCCTACGCAGGCTCAAAGGCGCTGAGGTTCCGATCAGGATGCGGAGCGCCAGCAACCCGGGCGGGATCGGGCACCAGTGGGTCAAGGGGCGCTTCATCGAGAGCCGCGAGCCGGGGCGCCTCTACATCCCTGCCCGGCTGGGCGACAACCCCTACATCGACGCGGAGAGTTACGTCCAGAGCCTCATGCAACTGGACCCCGTGACGCGCTCGCGCTACCTCGAAGGCGACTGGACGATTGAGCACGAGGGGCGGATGTTCAGCCGGGGCTGGTTCCCCGCCGTGGACGTGGCCCCTGCCAGCCTGCGCGTCGTCCGAAGGTGGGATCTCGCCTCAACTCCGCTGCGCGAGGGGCAGGACCCGGACTGGACGGCGGGTGCGAAGATGGGCGTTGACGAACGAGGCGTCTACTACCTGCTCGATGTGGTCCGGGCACGGATGTCCCCGCAAGGGGTGGAGCGGCTGATCGTGAACACGGCTGCGCTCGATGGCCCCGCGGTCCCCATCATCATCGAGCAGGAGCCGGGCGCCAGTGGCGCGTCCCTCGTGTCCTACTACCAGCGCAAGGTGCTGCCGCAGTACGCGGTGCGCGGGATCAGGATGACGGGCGACAAGGCGACCCGCGCTGCGCCCTTCGCCAGTCAGGCCGAGGCGGGCAACATCACCCTCGTGCGGGGAGCGTGGAACGCCGAGTGGCTCGATGAAGCCGAGATGTTCCCGCTGGGCGACCACGACGACCAACTGGACGCCAGCGTGGGCGCGTGGGAGGCGCTGACAGGGGGCGGCACGGCTCGCCAGCACGTCTACGCCACCCCCTACAAGGAACCCGTCACCCGGCGCGGTGACATGACCCTGCGCGGCGAGCGCTACGTGGACAAGAGGCCGAGGAGACGGTGATGGCAGGCAAGATGCCGAGGAGCAGACGATGACCGAGACAGGCGTTGAGCCGGAGGTCATTCGGCTCCTCAACGAGCGGCTGGGCGACCGGGGCAAGAAGGTCGATCAGGAGAGGCTGCGCGCGCTCGCCACCTTCGAGCCGAACCGCGTCAAGCGCTACAACGTCGCCCGCAACTACTACGAGGGTGAGCAGAAGACCCTCCTGACGGACAGGCAGAAGGCCTACCTCGAACGGGCGGGCGTCGAGTATTGCGAGAACTACTGCTCCACGGTGGTCGATGCGCTGGCCGAGCGCCTGAGCCTCACCGGGGTCACCACGGACTTCGCCTACGAGGATGAAGAGACGGGCGAGAAGTCGGACGAACTGGCCGACTGGCTGTGGAGCGAGTTCGACGCGAGCCGGGGCGACGAGTTGCAGACGACGGTCCACGGCGACGCGACCGAGGCGGGCGACGCCTACCTCATGGTGGATTGGGACGCGGAGCGCGGGCGCTCCCGCCTGTCCTACAACGCCCCCGAGTTGATCCAGCCGATCTACGACAATCAGGAACTGCTCGTCGTCACGAAGGTCTGGAACACCAGCCGCGTCAGCCCGACGAACCCGAAGGCCGCGACCGTCAAGCGGATGAACCTGTACTACCCCGACCGCATCGAGAAGTGGTTCACGCTCGGGGCCGACAAGAAGGCCGATTGGGTCGAGTGGCTGGACGACGGGGACAAGGTGTGGCCGACCCCGTGGCAGGACAGCGCGGGCAAGCCGCTCGGCATCCCCGTGTTCCACTTCGCCAACGGGCGCTTCGGGGACCACTTCGGGCGCCCCGAGCACTACCCGACCATCCCGCAGCAGGATCGGCTCAACAAGGAACTGCTCGACCTCGCCAGCGTCATGGACGCGCAGGGCTTCCCCCAGCGCTGGGCGCTCGGCCTGTCGGACACTTCGGGCCTGACGACGGACCCGGGCGTGGTCTGGACGAGCGACAACCCGGGCGCGACCTTCGGGCAGTTCCCCAGCGCCGACCCCAGCGGCCTCCTGAAGTCCATCGAGTCCACGCTCATCCGCATCGCCACGCGCTCGCGTACCCCGGCGCACCTGATCTATCTCTCGGGCGGGCTGCCCTCGGGCGAGTCCCTGAAGACGGCGGAGAGCGGGCTGGTCGCCAAGGCCAAGAAACGCGGCGTGTACTACGGCGGGGTGTGGGCCGAGGTGTTCCGCATGATGGGCCTCGTCGCCCTGACCTACGGGACGGGCGAGCAGGTGCCGCCTATCGAACTGGACGAGATGCGCACGGTCAAGATCAACGTCCTGTGGGCCGACCCCGTGACGCGCAACGAGAAGGAGCATCTGGACAGCCTCGTCCTCATGGAGACGCTGGGGGTGAGCAAGGACACGATCCTCTCGATGATCCCCGACATCGACCCCGCCGCCGAGAAGGCCAAGAAGGAGCGCAACGAAGCCGAGGCGGGCGAGGCGCTCATGGTCGGGGCCATCAACCCGGCCGAAGTCACCCCGTTCGAGTAGGAGACGCCGTGAAGGTCCGCATCATCGCGCCGCTGCCCGTCGGCCCCGGGGGCGGCACGTCAACATCAATGGGTTCCCGCAAGTCAACCATCGCCAAGGGCGCGTCAGGCCGTGGCCCCGCCGCCTTCGCAGCCTCTCATGGCGTGAGCATGTTCGACCCCAAGAAAGAGTCGAAGATGGGGTCCTTGAAGCGGCTCAAGAAGGAGACGCGCCCCTACACGCCGAAGCAGTCGGCCAAGATCGAGAAGAACCTGCGCGCTGGCGGCTCGGGCGGCAAGGTCTACAAGAAACGCCTCGCGTCCATCTCCAAGACGGCGGGCAAGGGCATGAAGCACAGGCCTGCTGGCTCCCCGGCGGGGGGCCAGTTCTTCTGAGCCGTGGCTGATCCCCTCGACATCTTCGGGGCCAAGGCTGCCTTCGGGAACCGGGTCAACCTGCTCGAAGCGCAGGCGGTCGCGGACCTGTCGGCGGGCTACGCTGCGGCGTGGGATCGGCTGTATGCCTCGTATCGCCCCTTGGAGCAACGTGTCCTCGCCGCTCGCGCCGCGGGCAACCCTCCACGCCCGGGGGACCTGTACCGGATGGAACGCTTTCAGGCGCTCATGGGCGAAGCCAAGGGGTCGTTCGACGCGCTGGCGGTACAGGGCGCCAACATCGCGAACGGCACGGTGGGCGCCGCCCTCGACTTCGCCGTGCTGGACTACAAGCAGGGACTCGCCGCTCTCCAACAGGCGGGCGTGGTCATGCCAGCGGGCGGCTGGGACGTGGCGTTCGACCGCGATCTGGCGCTGGCCTCGCTTGGCTACACCGATGCTGGGTCGCCCCTGAACGACCTGTTCCAAGCGTTCGGGACCGATGCCACGAAACAGGTGCGCACGGCTCTCGTCGGGGGGATCGTCGCGGGCAAGGGCACCGACGTACTGGCCCGCGACCTGCGGAAGATCCTCGGGATCGGGCTGTGGCGCAGCCAACTCATCGCCCGCACCGAAGCCCACCGTGCCTACCGCGAGGTCGGTAGGCAGGCCGTCGAGCGCAACCGCGAGGTGTTCGAAGGCTGGATGTGGCGAGCAGCGCGAGACGGGCGCACCTGCGCGATCTGCTGGGAGCGCCACGGCACGGTCTACGTCAACAACGAACCCATGCGCACGCACCCGGGCTGCCGCTGCGCGCTCGTCCCCGTCCCCAAGTCGTTCAAGACCCTGCTCGGGGAGCCGATCCCCGATGCCATGCGCGGGCTGCGCGAGACTGGCCCCAGCCTGTTCGCCAAGTTGGGCGCCGCGCAGCAACTACGCATCCTCGGCCCGAAGCGCTTTGCCCTGTTCCAGCAGGGCTACACCCTCAGCGACTTCGTGACGATGAAGGGGCGCGGGCGCTGGGGGCCACAGCCGACGCTCGTACCCCTGCGCGACGTTCACCGCGTCGTCGGGCGCCGCCCCGCCGGGGCGAGGGGTCAGGGACCGCCTATCGTCCCCTCAGCGGCCCG